TTTCGTTGAGGGGCAGCTTTTAGCCGGGCTGGTATCTCCTGGCCACGCCTCGGAGGTGCAGGTGAGCCTCAGGCGCGACTCCAACGTGCTATCGACCCGTAGCACCACGCTCACCGTGCGGGTGCGTCCGTTGGGGTATTTGGAGTACCTCGAGGTGGATATCGGCTTCAGCAACCCCGCTCTAGAGGTAGCCACAGCCTAGGAGGACTAAATGGATTATCCGCTGATCAACGGACACCGCTACAGCTACGCCTCGATTGAGGCTGACGTGAACGGGAAGAAATTCTACGGGCACAAGGAAGTCTCCTACAGCCAGGACCTCGAGCCGGGTGAGGTGCGCGGGGCGCACAGCCAGGTGTTAGGCCGCACCAAGGGAGACCTCAAGGCGGAAGGAAGCCTCACTACCTACGTCGAGGAGTGGAAGGAACTGCTGGATGCTTTGGGGAATGGCTATATGGAGAAATCTTTTGACATCACCGTGAGCTACGCCGAGGAGGGGCGACCCACCGTGACCGACAAGCTGCGGGGCTGCCGCATCAAAAAGGTGGAGGAATCCCACAGCCAGGGAACCGACGCTCTGACCGTCAAACTCGATCTGCACATCCTCTGGATCGAGTACGGCGGCAAGAAACCTTTGAAGAAAATGCTCAGCTAGGAGACTAGATGCCGCTGGACACGAAGATGATCGAAAAACTCAAGGCCGAGCACGGCGAGGTCTACCTACTTGAGGCCGCCGGGGCCAGCGTGGTGGTGCGTCCGCCTTCCCGTGCGGCCATGAAGCGCTTCTTCAACCTCTCCAGCCGGGAGGATCGGCGCTACGAGGCCCTCGAGGCGCTGCTGCAGGACTCGGCAGTCTACCCCGAGCCCGCTGAGCTAGCCCGACTGCTGGAGAAAAAACCCGGCCTGGTGGCCCCTTTTGGCGAGAAGCTGGTAGCCCTCGCCGGGGCCACCGAGGAGGCTGAATTTCGCCCGCTCTAGAGCGCTCTATGAGCGGGCCATTCACTCTCGAGACCTAGCCACGGCGGCCCGCTGTCTGCTGGCCTATCAGCGCGGTGAGGATAGTCCTGAGGCGCTAGCCGGGGCGCTGCTCATCTCGGCCGACTTAATTGCTCGGCTCAACCCGCCAAAATGACCCGCCTGCAATGGACATTTGACCTGCTCGACCGGGTGACCGCTCCCGCCCGACGCATGGGTCAGGCTCTCAAAGCTACCGACGCCGCGCTGAAAAAAGTCGCGGGTAGCGGCGAGGCCGCACAAAGAGCGCTGCAGCGTTCGTTCGGACTCTCCGAGCGTGCGGCGTTTCGGCTTACTGCGGCCATCGCCACAGTCGGGCAGGTGCAAGGAGCCATCGGCGGGCTGCAATCGCGTGTGGGAAATCTACAACAGGCGTTTCGCGGGGTGGCCGATTCGGTGTTCAACCTGAAGAACGCGCTGGTGGCTGGAACCATCGGCTTCGCGGCCAAGTCGGTGATCGACCAGGTGGGCTTCATCGAGCAGCAGCGCATCGCCCTGGGAACCATCCTGGGCTCGCCCATCCGGGCCAAAGCTGCACTGAGTTGGGCCATCCAGTTTGCTGATCAAACCCCCTTTGAAACCCCACAGGTGCTCGAGGCGATGCGTTCGGCGCTGGCAATGGGGTTCAACACCCGGCAGATTCAACCCCTGCTGACCACGCTGGGTGATACGGCATCAGCGCTGGCGTTGGGGCCGAGCGGGTTGGGGGAGTTGGTAGACGTTTTTGCCCAAATTCGTAACAGCGGGAAATTGATAACAAACGACGTGCGACAACTGACCAATCGAGGGATTCCGGCGTTCGAGATTTTAGCGGAAGCCTTCAGCACCGACATCCCGACCGTGCGCCAGATGATCGAGAAAGGCCAGATCGCGTCTGAAGCTGCTCTGGGAATACTCTACCGAGGGCTGAAAGCTCGATACGGCGGTAGTTCAGCAGCGCAGTCTCGCTCCATATTTGGCCTCATCAGTACATTGCGCTCGAGGCCGCAAACTATCGCATTCCGGCTCGAGGAGCGAGGGGCCCTTGAGCCGTTCCGCCGGGTGCTGAGCAACCTGGCCGACCTGACCGACTTCAATAAACCACCGGGCTCTACCATTGGCGAGCGGCTCACGGCGGGCATCGGGGGCTTGTTCAAAACGGCTTTCGGGCCGCTCGCGGCAGCCACCGAACCTAAACGAGCGGGCGATGTGATTCTGGCGTTCGTAAATCACGCTACCACCGCAATCAACCGCGTTCGCGCTGCCTGGCCTACATTAAAAGCGGCGGTATCGGATTTTATCTCAGGCGTGCGCTCCGGGTTCGATTTGCTCGCTAATGTTTGGCGCACGGTTGAGCCGATTATCTCCGGCCTGAGCCGCCTCGCGGGTTCGTTCACCGGTGCGCAGGCCAGTATGAGCGGGGCTAACGTCAACGCCGTAAAAATCATTGGCACAATAGCGGCCCTGGCGGCAGCCTGGCGGGTGCTGAACCTGGTCACCCTGGGCGGTGCCGGAGCGATAGCGCGCTGGGGTGCAGTTGCGGTCTTTAGCCTGATACAAGCGGCTACGATAGGGCTGCCTATTTTATGGGGCAAAATCGGCGCACTGACCACACTGGGGGTCGCCGCTCTGCGTGCCTCCGGGCAGGCGCTGCTTGCTGGAACGCGCATGGCTGCGGCCTGGCTGATCGGGTTGGGCCCTATCGGGTGGCTCATCGGTGGTATAGCGGCAATCAGCGCCGCGCTGGTGCTGGCCTACAACAAGGTAAGCTGGTTTCGCAACCTGGTGAACCGAGCCTGGGAAGGAATCAAGCAAACCGGCAAGGGACTCCTCGACTGGTTTACGAGCTTGCCGGAGCGTATCGGGCAGGTATTCGGACAACTCCCCAACCTGCTGCGCGGGCTGCTGCGACGGGCCATCGACCTGCTCCCTCCGGGGGTGCGGGACGTGGTGCGGGGGCTGATCGGAGGGCTACTGGATGGCTCCGAACCGGTGGAGAACGCTGCGATTCAGTTGGCGGATAAAACCCAGCAGGGATTTGCCCGTCCCCTGGAGATCCGTTCTCCCAGCCGCCGCTTTGCCTATTTCGGGAAGATGATGGGGGCGGGCCTCGAGGTAGGTATGCGCGGCTCCCTGGGGCGGGTGCAACGGGCAGCAGCGGGGATGACCATCGCAGCGACCCTCGCTCTGAGCGGTACCCCTGCTGTTTCGGTCGCGCAACCTCTACCTACTCCGGGTTTGCCACCTCTGATCGCTCCCGCGCCCAGAGCCAGCGAGAAAACTATCAACATCACAATAGGCCCCATTGCCATCAACAGCGGCAATGACGCTAAACAAATAGCTGAGGAGCTACGCACTGTGGCTGTAGAGGCTGTTTTGGAAGCCCTCGAGCGGGCGGCTAGCGAGAAGGGTGCATGATCGAACTCGAGCATCGCCTGACCTTGATCGGAAGCCAGCGCTTCGTGGTCGCCCCCAATGGCAAAGCCGACCTCAAGGGGGCGGTGAGACTCCGGGTCAAACCTGGCGGCCTGCGCGAGGACGCCCAGGAGATCAGCGGGGCTGATGGAGCCGTGCGTACTGTGCTGGGGTACGCCGACGCCGAATTGACGGCAGAGATTCAAATTTGGGACGAATTGGAACTCCCCAAACTAAAACGGCTCAATGACTTGTTCCGTCCCAGACGTGAACAAAAATCCTATCAGCCGGTCAGCCTCGTACATCCCGCTGCGGAACGCTGGAACATCAAACAGGTCTATATTTTCGCCATCGAACAAACCCCCTGGACGGCTAAAGATGGCACCACCGTGACCCTCTCCATGCGCGAGTGGCAGCCGAAGGAGAAGAAGAAAACTACAAAGACAAAGAAAGTGGATCAATCGGCCCCTGCGATTTCCGGCTCGGGAATTCCCGAGGGGATCGACATTACGGCTCCGTCTAAACGGGGGGTGCGCCCATGAGCTCATTGACCGCTAACAGCATCCCCGTGGCCGATGCCTACATCAGCATTCCCAGAGTGGGGCGCGGGATAGCCGATCTGCTGCTGGGGCGCGATACCGGGCCATCCGCAGGGGAATCGGTCACCCTCGAGTGGCAGGACGGCGAGCAGCTAACAATGACCTGTGTGTTTGGTCAGCGTGCACGGGGTTGGTGGCGTATGCGCTGCGTGATGGGCGCAGGCCGGATGGCTAAAAATCTGCCCGGCTGCTACTACGAGGGTATCCCAGCGGCTACCGTAGCCCGCGCCCTGCTGACCGAGGCGGGCGAAGCCATTGAAAGCATTGATTTGCCCGGCATACTCACCCGCTATGTGCGCCGGGCCGCGCCCGCCCACGAACAACTGGCGGCACTGCTGGTAGATACGGGACGAATCTGGCGGATTATGCCAAATGGGAAGGTTTGGATCGGAGTGGATGAGTTCCCATCGCAGGGGCCGCTCGAGGTCGTCCGCGCCTATCCCGAGGCCCAGCGGTACACCCTGAATCTCACCCCCAAGCTGCTGCCGGGGGTGAGCCTCACAGGCTACATCGACGGCGAGGAGCGATTTCTGGGCAGGGTCGAGCGGGTAGTGCATCGGGTGGAAAAGCGGCTTCACACGGAGGTGTGGTGTGCAAACTGAACGCCTCAGACGCTCTCTGCGGGTCCTGACCCGCGAGTCCCGCATCGATTACCTAGCGCTCTATCCGGCCAGGGTGTTGATCGACCACGG